TTAGGTTTATTGAAACTGGCACTGAGCTAGTAGAAATAGAAGGCGGTGTATCTGAGAATGAATCTGTTTCTATAGCTTTACAAAAGGCAATAGAGACAGGTGTTTTAAACATAATAAAAATAGGAAAGAGAGAGGCTATTGGAGATATGAACAAACTAAAATTAATGAGCCTAGTTGTGATGATGAATGTATCACTGCTATACGGGGCTGATAACGAAATATACATTGACCAAACTGGTAGTACAGCTAACATAGATTTAGAACAGTTAGGTTCTGCAAACATTATTGGTGGTTTAAATTCTGTTGCTGGAACTTTAACACCTTTAGATTTGGATGGTGGTACAATGACATTGGACATCAATCAAATTGGAGACACTAACAAGTTCTTAGGAGATATCCTAGCTGATAACTTCACAGGGTTTTTTAACTTTGACGGAACTGGTAATAACTTTACTATCCAAGTAGACCCTACTAACACATATGGAGCAGATGGTTCTAATGTTAATGTAGCTGTTACTGGAAGTAGTAATAACTTTACACTTGATTTAGCTACACTAGCTATGTCTAGTAATACAGACTTAGACTGGATTATAAACGGTGATAGTAACACATTTGACTTTGATATTAACTACGATGGTGCTACTAACTACGTTGATGTAGATGGAGATAGCAACACAGTAAACTTTACAGGGAGTGGATATGCAGATGGGTACTTCTATCTTGACCAAACAGGAAACAGTAGAACATTCAACATCATACAGTCATCGACCTTGGCTTCTGATTGGTTGCAAATTAATTCTACTGGTGACAATGGTACTATCTGTGTCATCCAAAACGATGGAGGAAGTACAGTCGGTTGCTAGTATTGGCAACATAACTGAACTAAACGGAACAGGTAGAGTCGTAAGAGATACTACCTACCAAGCCTCTCTATCTTTAGATATAAACAGCTACGACAATGTCCAAACTTCTAACGGGAGATTGGGCATTACTTTTTTAGATGATAGTCAAGTTAGACTTACTGAGCATTCAGAGTTAATAATAGACGAGTTTATCTATGACCCAGACCCGTCTAAGTCTAAGATGGCTTTACAGTTTGCTAGTGGTACTGCAAGGTTTATCACTGGTAAGTTAGCTACAATAGATAAAGAAAATATATCTATACAAACTCCTAGTGCTACGATAGGTATTCGTGGTACAGACTTTACAGTTACTGTAGATGAGTTAGGTAGGAGTCTAGTCATATTATTACCAGACGATGATGGTCTTCCAAGTGGAGAGATTGTTGTCGCTACAGCTATGGGACAGGTAACACTTAACAAACCTTATCAAGCTACTACAGTTTCAATGTACGAGACTGAACCAACCAAACCCGTTATCCTTGACTTAACCCTTGAGTTAATTGATAACATGTTAATAGTAAATCAACCACGGGAAATAGAACAAGAAAATGAAGGACAAACTGGAGATGGTGTTTCTAATATTCTTGATGTTGACTTCCTTGATTTCGATGATTTAGATGTAGACTATCTTGCAGATGATGAGCTAGAGTTTACAGAGTTAGATATAAATTATCTTGATGTAAACTTTCTAGAAGATTTACTAAACATTATAGAAGACGTAAATGAGCTAGACAATACTGAATCACTTCTAAGAACTGATATAGATTTAAAAGGAACTCAAGTAGGCTTTGACTCTAACACACAAATCAATACGTTCTTAGCTGATAACCTTATAACGTTTTACAAGTCTTTAGAAGACACTACAAGACTAGACTTAGATAGGTCAAACGCTTATACAGTTATCATGATTCAAAACGGTAAGAGTACACAGGTCATTGTCAATGGTGGCGGAGACTCTACTATAAAAATTACACAAGGAAACTAAAATGAAATACTTATTATTATTTTTATTATCGTTAGGTTTAAAAGCTGAATTAGATTTAACAATACCTGAACAACCTGCTACATACATCCCACCCCAAAAAAAATTTTTACAGTTTATAGAAGTAAAAGAACCTCCTACAAAAGCACAACTAATTACCTATTGGACTTTAAATGTTTTAGATGTTTATACAACTCATCAAGGTTTAAAAAAACCAAACGTCTACGAAACTAATTTTTTGTATTCTAAAAAACCAACACTAGAAGAATTAATATTAGGTAAATTAATAATAGGAACAATAGTACAGAATAATTTTGAAAAAAATGATTTGACAATTACGAATGTGTTTTTAACACATGCAATTATAAACAACTATGAAATAATGAAATGAAGTGGTCTATTACCCTATTATCTTTACTTACGTTGCCTCTCCTCTTCAACAGTTTACCATTAGAAGTATTAAGACTAAAGACTTTTGACGCTTTAGTAACTGCACAAGAACCTACAGGATACTTCACAACCCTTAACATTACTGAACAAAACCTAGACGATATGGGAGGATACCCTTTACCTCGTCAAGACTTAGCAAAGATTCACAACGATATAATAGAAGCCGGTGCTTTAGGTGTTGGTTGGGTTATGTTATTCCCACATGCAGATAGGTTAGGTGGAGATGATGAGTTTGCTCAAGCCTTACAAAGCTCTGCAAGTGTTATAGCTATGCCAGAAGTAAACAACAATAACTATCCAAAGACAGTTGGTACAGTTATCAAAGGACCAATAGTATCTTTACCAAAGGCTCAAGGCTTTTTAGAAAACATAGATGTATTAAAAGAATCAGCTAATCAAGGTGGTATATCTGCACCGGTGGATGTAGATAATTTAGTAAGGAGAATACCTTTACTACAGCAAACAAACAATGGGTGGGTCGCTTCGTTTGGAACGGAAGTTTTAAAAATACTAGGAGGTGGTCGAACTTATCAGATTGTCACAAATCTGAACGGAATAGAACAGGTTAGAGTGAGAGGCATTCCACCCATTGCCACAGATAGTCTAGGTCGTAAATGGATTAGCTGGGTAGATACACCACAGACTACACTAACTGAGATGAATGTTAAAGATAAGTTTGTGTTCGTAGGATTCACAGCTAAAGGAATAACAAATCAAATAGCAACACCTGTCGGGTTATTAGAACCTCATAAGATACAAGCTGCTCTATCAGAAAGCATGTTGATGGATACACCACAGATACCAGACTATAGGTTGTTTGTAGAATTACTTTTGTTATTGTTCTCAGGATTACTAACAGCTCTTGCAATTAATTATCTTGGTATTACTAAAGGTGTTCTATCTTACTTAGGTTTGTTCTCTGTTATGGGATACATGGAGTATCACTTCGTAAGCTCTAATATCTTAATAGACTTTACATGGAGTATGATAAGTATGACACTTATAGCTACCCTACAATTCTATCTAAACTTTAGAACACAGTTTAAACTTAGACAGCTTATCAAGAAACAATTTGAACATTACCTTGACCCAAGACAAGTAAAACAACTACAAGATAATCCGGAGCTTCTGGAGTTAGGCGGAGATAGAAGACGTTGTACGTTTTTATTTACAGACGTTAGAGGCTTTACAAGTTTATCAGAAACTTTAGAACCCGAACAAGTTACAGAGATAATGAACAAGGCACTAACCGTTCAAGCTAATGCAGTTAAAGAGTATGGCGGAATGGTGGATAAATATATTGGAGATGCAATGATGGCTATCTTTAATGCACCTATAGACTTAGAAGACCATGAGGATAGAGCCATCCTAACAGCCCTGAAAATAAAGAAAGATATGGAAGAAGCCAACCTAGGAATAGAGATAGGTATCGGAATAAATACAGGAGAGGCAGTTGTAGGTAATATGGGAAGTGATACACGGTTTGATTATTCTGCTATTGGTGATGCTGTTAATCTAGCGGCTAGGCTAGAGAGTTCTACTAAAGAAGTTGGAGAGGATATAGTGATTGGGTATACCACAGCTATGAACTCTGATATACCCACTCGTTATCTAGACCCTATTAAAGTAAAGGGTAAGAAAGATGAGATAATTATTTATACTACAATTAAGTAGACATCCATTTTTGTAATGCTTTTGCAACATACTTAGGAACATTAGGTAAATATTCATTATCATAATCATAAGGAACTAAAGCATTTTCTTTAAATCGTTTGTCAATATAAAAACATCCAAGATACTCTCTATCCCACTCGTCTGTATTAGGAAATAATTCATACCAAACACTTATTTCTAACATCACCCACCACTCTTCGTCTTTCTCATAATCAGCTATTAGCTCACTGAATAAATTTGTTTTGTTTTTTATATTTTCAAAGTCTACGTGGTTTACATTCCCATCAATAGCAACCCCTTCGTCAAACGGGGTGCATTCGTTTATTTGTATTTCATAATGTTTTTTATTCATATTAATAGCCCTCCAGCTTTAATTAAAAAACCATTATAACACAACTAAAAATAAATGTCAACCCCCTACTTTAGAACATTGAGTTCTCTTTGAAAGTAATCATGTAAGTTTTCTAACTTAGCCTTTCCATTTCTAATAATAGTTTTCATCAATGGTCTATCATCAATAGGGAATACTTCATCTACCATATCTTCAGGTAGCATACTAAACTCTGTTACTATTTTATTATCTCTTGTTAAAAGTATTTTGAAGCTTACTAAGTTAGCTTCGGATTTATTAATCATTAGGTTCCTCTAGGTTTGTAAATTTAATATTGTCCTGTCTACCTCGAAGCCCTGCTTTCATATAAGTAGTAGCCCTACCTTCAAAAAAGTTCTGATGTTCTACTCCAGTTACTTCATCAATCCAACCAAGAGGATTCTCTCTCTGGTCAAAGTTAGTCTTTAATCCTAACTGAAGCAACCTTCTATCTGCTATGTATCTATTGTAAGCATACATATCTTTCTTAGTTAGTCCTTGTATATCTCCCATATCAAAAACTAAATCTAAAAACTTATCTTCTAACTCTACCATGTGTCTACATATGTCATAGAGTTCTTTCTTAAAATCATCTGTCCATATCTCTATGTTCTCTTTGATGAACTCTCTAAACAATTTAGTCATAGCTTCAACGTGCATAGACTCATCACGGATAGAGTAAGTAACTATCTGTCCCATACCTTTCATCTTACCAAACCTTGGAAAGTTTAATAAGATTGCAAAGCTACTGAACAACTGTAGTCCTTCTGTAAAAGCTGAGTAGACTGCTAAAGTTTTTGCAATGGTAGTCTTATCAGACTTAAGAGGTTTAAAGTTACCAACGTAGTCGTGCTTGTCTGACATCTCTTCGTACTCTGCAAAAGCTTTGTACTCTATATCAGGCATACCAACTGTATCAAGTAACAAGCTGTAAGCATGTTGATGTATTGATTCCATGTTTGCAAAAGAACCCATCATCATTCTTGATTCTGGCTTTTTAAAGATAGGCATATACTTATCTACATATCCGGCACCGACATCTACATCTGATTGTGTGAACAGTCTAAATATCTGTGTAAGTAAATTCTTTTCAACCGGTGTAAGTTCTTGCCAATCTTTTACATCAGTATGTAGTGGTACAGATTCAGGCATCCAGTGCATTTGATTCTGTAATACATAGTAGTCAAACATCCATGGATATTCAAATGGTTTGTAGTATTCTCTTGTTGTTAATAAGCTCATAATTTTTCTTCCTTTGGTAAATATACTATTGTTAATGAATCACATTTAGGACAACTTAAGTTAGTTTCCATAATGTATTCTTCGTCTTCTTCTCCTATGTCGTGGTCTCCGCCCCATATTAATTGTGTATTACAATGCCAACAGTTCACGACTATCCCTCACATGCGATACATTCTGTATCTTCTAAATTTATTCTAGGTACTTTAACATTTACATTCTCTACTGAACGAGCAGCATTGGAACGGAAATAGTAAAGTGATTTAAGTTTTCTCATACCGTACCAATGTACATCATTAACATACTGCATGTATTCATCATGTACTTCTTGAGGCTCTGTAGCCTTTGGTAATGTAAAGAAAAGATTAACTGACTGAGCTTGACTAACAAACTGCTGTCGTTGATGTGCATGTTCGACAATCCATATTTGGTTTATCTCATTTGCAGTTTTAAATATCTCTTTCTCTTCATCAGTAAGTATATCTAAGTGCTGTACTGAACCATCACTACCGGATATATCTTTCCATATGTTATCTAACTCTTGTGCCTTAAGCCCTTTAGACTTGAGAACTTTTTCGAGATACTTATTTTTAACTTGGTAACTACCTGATAGAGTTTTATGAGTATAGCAGTTAGCACGGAAAGGCTCAATAGAAGGGGAAGTGCCACTACATATAATCCCACTACTAGCGTTAGGAGCAATAGCCATGAGGTTAGCGTTTCTTTTGCCTGAACCATGAATGTCTGGAGCCTCTCCTCTTTGTATAGCCAGTTCTTTAGTCGCTTCAGTTGCTCTAGTATTGATGTATAGAAAAGCTTTGAAATTAAACCCACTTGCGTAAATACCCTCGAAAGGAATGTTACGAGATTGAAGATAAGCATGGTACCCCATAGCTCCCAGACCCAGACTTCTTTCTCTATACGCTGAGTAGGCACTCTTGGTAAAGCCTTCTTTACCTTCTTTAACATATTTTTGAAAGCGTTTAAAATTTGCACTGTATTCTCCTAGTTGTGTTGTATCTATAGCGTTGTCAATGTAGTGCTGTAAAACATTATCAAGCATGGTTATTAAATCTTGTATGAAGTCATCATCCTTTGACCAGTCATCAAAGTGTTCTAAGTTTACGGATGATAAACAACATACTGCTGTTCGTTCTTCGTTGGTAGGTAAAGTAATCTCTGAACATAAGTTACTTTGTCTAATCTTTAATCCTAATTCTTTTTGTTCTTTAGGTAGAGCCTCGTTACAAGTATCAATGTTTATCATGTAAGGTTCACCTGTCTCTGCTCTAGCATTTATTATCTGCCACCATAAGTCTCTAGCGTTAATAGTTTTAACAGCTTCGTTAGTCTTAGGGTCTATCAATCTCCAGTCTTCATCTTTCTGTACTGCATCAAGGAAAGAGTTAGTAATGTTAATACCGTTATGAAGATTAAGATTCTTTCTGTTGATGTCTCCACCAGATTCTTTTCTCATGTTAATAAACTCTTCAATCTCTGGATGACTTATATCCATGTAAGCCGCATAAGAACCACGTCTTGTAGTGCCTTGATTGAAGGCTAACATCTGAGAATCAACTACATGCATGAAAGGAATTGAACCAGTAGAACGACTACCGTGAGTAGTAGATATACCGTTACTTCTAATATCTCCCCAATATCCACCAATGCCTCCACCCGAACTTGCCAACCAAATATTCTCGTCATAGTGAGCAGATAAACCACCCCTACTATCAGGAACATAATTAAGAAAGCAACTGATAGGAAGCCCACGAGTTGTTCCCCCGTTGCTAAGTATAGGAGTGCTAAACATGAACCACCTTTGGGAACTGTAGTTATAAAGTCTCTGAGCCAATTCAAAATCTGTCTCGCCTTTGAAAGTTGCTCCGAAGACTGAGGCTCTTGCGAATGCTTCTTGGGCATGTGTTTCTCCTTCCCAAAAATATCTATCCTTGAGTGTATCTAAACTAAATTTATCAAATGTTTTTTCTCTATCGTAATCTATTGTTATACCTAGGTAAGGCTTCTTTCCTATCTTGTCATCAATCATTATCTTGTTCCTGTAAATGTAAAGCTATTATAGCATAGTGTATAATCTTTCGTAAGTCATCTGGATTATTTCCGTTCTTCTTTCCATACCTCATAGCATACTTCATAATGTTTCCAACACAGAATCCTTCTCCATGTCCTGTATCTAATATTATATCAGTAGCTTGGTACTTACCGTTAGCATAGTGTTGACTGTATGTATTACCTATGTAAGCTTTTATCTCATTTAATATTTTATCTTCTCTAAACTTGTAGTCCACTTTTCCATTCCTCCGGTAGTGTATCTTCACTATACCATGTGAAGTTGTTTGTCTCAGCCCATTCAGCATGAGTTCTTTTTGTTTTATCTTTTCTTACTTTAGCACCCGGCATTGGAGAGAAAGGTTTCTGAAACAAGAACACTAACTCATAACCTTTAGGTAAAGCTTCTCGTATATGTATGTACTTACTATACTCTGCATAGTCCCAGAACCTACCTTTAGCTTCTAGTAAAATTGTTTTACCATCTATAACCTTTACAAAGTCAGGCTCGTACTTATGCTTAACAACATAATGAATGTTATCCCAATGATGTTTCCACTCCTGTAGTAAAGTCTCATGTAGTGTTGCTTCCCATAAACTATCGTAGCCTCTGGGAACATTTACTTTCTTAGGTCTAGGCTTTCTTGGTACTCTTCTAGGCATCTAACTCTTCTAAATGAAAGTTAGGATTCTGTTTTACTTTTTTATAAAACCATCTCAGGCTATAAGCACTTAACATAAACTTATTGTTTGCAAAGATATGTGTTTGCTCTGGAAGAAACTCATGTAAGTTTTTCTTACTAATCTTCTTAGTATCTTCTCCATCTGGAACCATTGTTCTTATCCAATTGATAAGTAACTCTTCTCCTCTACGTCTTAATCTCTTAGCTTTTCTACCGTTCATATCTGTGTTACCTCTATAACATTAGGAACTTTAGGTACTTGAGTTAGGTATCTATATCCTGTTGAATATTTAAACACCCTTAACCCTTTACCATCGTTAGCATCTTTATGACAATCATGTTTGAACCTACACCAAGTACAACCTCTTGCAAGTTTCATGTTACCAGACTTACCATCTGGTTCATCATCATAACATTTATCAGGTGGTGTTGCTAACTTAACAGCCTTTTTAATATCAGTTATTTTCTTTTTAATATTAGGCTTATCAAAGTTATCAGGTTTAAACATAGCCAACTCACCAGACTCTTTGTTCAGTGCAAGGAATCCACCATGAGTAGTTCCTTCTGCTGATTCGTATCCGGCAAGTTGAGCCATGTACCCGAAAGGGTCATCCTCTGCTAGAGTCCCATCTTTAAACTTCTTAAAGGCATAGTTAGAAGCAGTCTTAACATCAACAACTTCTCCATCAATAACACAGTCCATGTGTCCTTTGATTCCAGAAACTGTTATCTCTTTCTGTTCGCTAGTAACCTCATGTCCAGATAACTTAACAAGAAATAAAACTATCTCTTCAAGTAAGTGTCCATATAAAAACTTAATAAAAGTAGGTGGAGAAATAACCTCTGTGTTATCAGAT